CACTTCCGTTTTTTGAGTCACTTTTTCAGGTCGCTGTTTTCGGGGGCCGGACGCACAAGATGCAGTGCTGGCAGCGAGCCCGCATAACGACCCATTTAACCGGGCGTGCGCGATCGACGCCCGACTTCAGGAACGACGGAGACGCACGCTCCGGTTGAAATGATTGTTATGTTGCATGTCAGACACGCTGCGTGGGCATCCAATTTACAAAGATAGTACGGGAATTTGGCGGTTCTGCGATACGGACGAGCCAACGGAAAGTACTTGGTTCACAAGGCCGTGTGGACATTGTGGTAAATACGGAAACAGCAATGACGGATTGCCTGATCCGTGCCTTGGGCAATTACCGGGAGTCACTAACGCTTGCTGTGGGCACGGCGACCCAAGCGACGCATACATGTGCTTCAAGGGTGGCGTGGTCATTCGGGGGTTCACAGTTGAGGGTGTAGCAACATAACGACCCGGTTCAGCCGGTGCGAGGAGGAGACATGGAAAACACGAACGACGTGGCCGAGCACTCGGCTGCAACCGATTGTTCTACGTTTCCGCGAACGCGACGAATGCAGATGCGGGGATGGGTTGCGGACGTGATTGATTGCACGGCAACTCCTCCACCGCCAGTCGGGTATCTGCGGTGCATGTATTGCGGCGAACTGAGGGCCATTGACGAGGCAGTGAGCTACGATGATCAATGCGTACATCGTGATTGTCCCACGGGTGTTCATTACCAAAACTTCATGGGTAATGGGTGGCGTGGCTGGGATCATTCTTTGACGTAGAACTCTGAATTCAGCGGCGAACGCACCTAATGGAATATGCGTTCGCCGCATAATACCGTGCGGCATGGCACGCTAACTACCAACTGAATGAAAACGATCGCAGAGCACAAGTCCGACGGAACTTTTCGGCCTGACCGGCATGGCGACTATCAACCGCCTGAGGGTGTGCCTGTTCCGCCGCCTGGCTTAACCGATGCGGCTCGCGAGCTTTTTGGTGAGCTTGCTGAGTCGCTGGCTGAGAGTGGGGCAGCTTGCCCGCAGGACTCGCGTGCACTCGGTGAGCTTTGCTCGCTGGCTGTGGAGATCGCGTTGCTGCGTGACACGATTAATCGCGAGGGCTTCACGTTTCGCAGCGATAAGGGCAACGTGCTGCAGAGGCCGGAAGTCGGTATTATCAACCAGAAGACTGCACACTACATCAAGCTGCTGCAGCAGTTTGGCATGACTCCGAAGGGGCGAGTTGGCATCAAGTCGACGAAGCCTGAGAGTGATCCGCTGGCCGACGCACTGCGTAAAAGAGGGGAGCAGGTCGGGTGAGTGCAATTCTCGCGTCGATCCTGACCGTCAGCGTGCGGAACGCTGAGTTCCGATTCCGCTAGTTAATCCGCATGGCGAGAGATCACGGTTACTGCATGGAGCAGTATTGCAACGGCGTGCTCGACGGGTCGATCATATCGAATCGGTACGTGCGTCTCGCTGTGCAACGCCATCTCGCCGACCTTGAGCACGCTGATGCTCGCGGTTACTACTTCGACGAACACATTGCACAACAGCATTGCGAGTTTGTCGAGAGCTGCTGTTGCCACGTCAAGGCGGAGTGGGCAGGCAGGCCGTATCTACTCAGTCCTTCGCAGCAGTTCATCTTATGGAACCTGCAGGGCTGGCGACGCAAGGACGACGGCACGCGGCGATTCCGCAAAGCGTATATCTGCTGCGGTCGAAAGTGGGGCAAATCGCTGTTCGCGTCGGCGATGGCCGCTGACCTGATCGTTTTCGATACGCCGATTGAGCCTGGTGCTGAAGGTTTCTCACTCGCCACCACTGAGGAACAGGCTCACCTCGTCTACGACGCATTCGCGGAGATGGTAAGCCGCTCGCCGTCGCTCGGTAAGAGGGCAACGGTCATTGGAAGCAAGACGACGTTCAAGGCTGAGCCGTGGTTTAACTCGTTCTTTCGTCCGCTCGGCAGCAATAGCAAGAGTAAGGACGGGCTCAATCCGCACTTCGTCGTGCTCGACGAACTTCACGAGTGGCGGAAGCACTATCGCAAGTTGTGGGAAAAGATGACGTCAGGTAGCGGCTCACGACGTCAGCCGCTGACGATGATGATCACGACCGCTGGCGATGAGCTATCTGTTATATGGATAGAGCAGGACGAAGTTGCACTCAAGACTCTCGATGGAGTGGAGACAGGCGAGTATGGAATCAATGACGCACTCTTTGCATTTGTCGCACGTATCGACGCGGACGATGACCCATATGATGAATCGTGCTGGCCAAAGGCCAATCCCAATATGTTTGAGTGCTTTCGGAACGGAACTCCTGAATGGGCTACTGGAATCGGTACCCCGAAAGTCGGCTACTTACGTGAGCGTGCTGATGAAGCCAGACTTACCGCAAACGAGCTCAACAGCTTCAAGCGATATAACCTCAACGTTCGCGTCAGTTCTACAGAGAAGCCGATCACGGCAGCGGACTGGAAAAAGGGCGAGGGCGAAGTACCAGAGTTCTTTGCTGAATCGTTTGGTGGATTCGACCTCGGGCGGTCAGACGACTGGGCAGCGGCTGCAATCCTGTCTAAGCGAGATGGAGAAGGTGAGTCGGCAACATGGTTCCTGCGAGCCAAGAGTTGGGTTGCCGAAAACGGAACGATCGACCTAAAGCTCTACCCATATCGCGACTGGGTGCGTGCCGGATTGGTTGAAGTCTGCAGCGGTGACTCGATCGACTATGACCGGATCGAGGATTGGATTTGTTATGCCACACGAGAGCACAACGTAAGGACGTGGGACTATGACAACACGTTCGCAGAGGCGATCGCTCAGCGGCTAAGTAATGAGCACGGGATCGAGGTGCATCCGTTTTACCAGCGGTGTGCCACGTACAACGAGCCGATGCGTTACTTCCTTAAGGCAAACAGGCAAGGCCGCATAATTCACGGCGGCGATCCAGTATTGGGCTGGCAGGCTCAGAATCTGGTGATTAAGCGTGATCAGCTGGATCGCTGGATGCCTGCGAAGGTTGAGTCAGAGGGCAAGATTGACGCGATCGTTGCGTCGTTTATGGCGATGGGCGGTGCGTTGTTTAACGAGTCGCAGCAGGGTGGATTGGTGATACTGTAATGATAAACGCAGAGACTCGTGCGGCGATCGTTGCCGCCCTTGCTGTAGAGTTTGCCGACGCTCGATATGATGGCGTCCGCGGTAAGTCGACTGGCAAGAATTCATTGGCGAGCGTGCTGATGGCCAGGCCGCTGGTGTCGAATCCAGATGCGGCTCCGCAGGTGCCTGCTCCGGTCGACGTGTCGGCTTTGCTGTCGATGGTCAGTGACGCAGAATACCAGTCGATGGACGGTGAGTTTCGGCGATCTGTGTTTGAGGCCGTCAGGGCAGGGAATCGATCTGACTTGGCGATTATTGCCGCAAGCGGTGTGAAGCTCGGTTTTCTGGCTGCTGGCACTGCAGCTGCAATATCAACCGCGTTGTCGGCGACTGTCGACGATCCGAATCATCCTGCGGAAGTTGTCAGCCAGTCTCGCTGGGATGTTATTTCTGCTGCAAACGGATGGCAATCCATTACCAGTCTTCCGGAGTCAATCATCAGTGAGGCGGTGCAGTAATGGGACTGGCAACATCACAGAACCAAGTGACATGGTCCGCAAGCAACTCGACGTCGGTTTCGTCTGGTGGTAACGCAACGTCGGATGCGGAGTCTATTAACGGGGCGATGACTGCCGGCAGTGTGACGGTTAAGGCGGATAACGGCGGCACGCCGGCGAGCGGCGACGTTGTTGAGGTGCGAATCCTTTACACTAACGGCGACACTGATGCTGAGGCGGACTCGGCGGATGAGTACGATGATCCTGATAGCGTGCCGCCAGTGTTGCTCGACACGTATCAGACCGATCCCGCTGTTGTCACTCTGCCGCTGATGGTCGCAAAGGCGTACAAGGTACACGCCGTATCTCAGGCGGCGAGCAACTCGATCACAGTGTCTGCTCAGGACTCTCAGCAGGTGTTGTCCTGATGCAGAGAACTGTCACCAACGCCGATTACCGCAGACTCGATCGCGGGCACTGGATGTTGCAGGACTGCGTCCTCTGGCTGCCGATGCAGGACGGTGCCGGCGGTACGTGCTACGACTGGTCGGGCCGTGGGAATCACGGCACGCTGACCAA